ATGGTTATTGTTGCTAAGCGTCCATCTATTGATGGTGAGATGCGTGGACAGTTTGATGATGTATTAGGAATTCAATTACTTCGTAATCGTTTTGCTATGTTGGCTATGGAGGCTGCAGAGAAATCTGTACAGGCTCCTATTGTACTTCCACAAGATGTACAAGAGTTACAACTTGGTGGCGATGCAGTTATTCGTACATCTAATCCAGCAGGTGTTCGCCGTGTAGAACTTACTCTACCACAAGGTGCATTTACTGAACAACAATTATTAAATCAAGAGTTACGCGTCGGTGCTCGTTATCCAGAGGGACGTACTGGTAACATCGACGCTTCCATTGTTACTGGCCAAGGCGTACAGGCTCTTATGGGAGCCTTTGATACCCAAGTTAAATCAGCACAAGCAATCTTTGCTACGGCACTTCGTGATGTTATTAGTCTTTGCTTTGAAGTTGACGAAATGTTCTTTGATGAAGTTAAGACAATTCGCGGCGTAGATGCTGGTTCACCATATGCATTAGAATACAAGCCAAGTAAAGACATCAAGAAAGATTACTCTGCTGATGTTCGTTACGGAATGCTTGCTGGTCTTAATCCAGCACAAGGACTTATATTTATGTTACAGGCTCTTGGAGGCAAGTTAATCTCCAAGGATATGGCAATGAGAGAGTTACCATTTAATGTCAATGTTACACAAGAGCAAGAGAAGATTGAAATTGAAGATATGCGTAATGCTCTTATAGGTTCACTTCAAGCATATACACAAGCCATTCCACAAATGGCCGCTGGTGGCCAGGATCCTTCTGACATTGTTAGAAAGATTGCTGAAGTCATTAAGTCAAGACAAAAGGGACAAGCAATAGAAGATGCAATCGAAGAGATATTCGCGCCTCAAGCGCAACAAGTTCCTCCTGCTGGCGCACAATCTCAGGTTGAGCAAACGTCCCCTGCTCCCGCTTCTGCTCCAGTAGGAGGTCCTACTCCAGAACAAGGCGCAGCAGAACTACCACCTCAAGAACAAGCACCAGATATTCAAAGTCTATTATCTAGCCTAACATCAGGCGGAGAAGCAAACGCAAGCGTAAGAACTATTCGACGACGATAATTAAGTAGGGGACAATGACAACAATTATTGGATTAGAACATAAAGACCGCTGCTTCATAGTTGCTGATAGCCAAACAACTGATGCTGATGGCAGAATATATACGCACCCTGAAGTTAAAAAGATTTCAGAAAGTGGTATGTTTTTAATTGCTGGATCTGGTGAAACATTACCTTGCGATATAGCACAACATATTTGGGAGCCACCGACTCCTACTAAGCAAGACAAAGAAGATTTATATCATTTTATGATTGTAAAGGCTATGCCATCTCTGCGTAAATGTATGACAGAGAATGGTTATAACTTTGATGAAGATACAAAAGAATCTCGCTTTCAGTTTATAATGGCTGTAGGTGGAGAGATATTTGATATCGACCAAGAATTATCAATAAGCAAATCTGCAGATGGAGTATATGCTGCAGGATCAGGTGCAAATTACGCACTAGGTGCTTTATATGCTGGAGCAGATGCATACCAAGCAATGGAAATTGCATCTAAACTTACAGCGTTTACAGCAGGACCATACATATCAAAAGAACAACCTAGAAAAATTAAGTAGGAGGAACTATGGCAGAAAGAAGAGGCGGTTACCGTCCAACTGCACCACAGAATAATCCTGCAAACGTATCAGCAACTGGCGGAGCAGGACAATCTGGAACACAACCTGCACGTTATATGTCTGGCTTAGCCTACGGACAAGGTCAAGCACAGATGGCACAGCAAACTGCTGCTCCTATGGCTGGCAACCCTGTTGCTACTGCGCAACCTATGGCCGCTACACCTCAGCCTACACCAATCATTCCTCTTGATGCACCTACTCAAAGACCAGATGTTCCTATTACAAATGGCATAGATATTGGAGCAGGTGCTGGCTCTGAAGCATTAGCATTACCAGCAATGGTTCCACAAGCACAACCTGATTCATCTGCTAAATTAATTCAAGCATTATATCTTCAAGATCCAAGCAATGAAGATGTTCGGCGTATGTTGGAGTATTTGAGCGCTGAAGGCAGGATCTAGTGGACTATCCTAAAATTAAAAAGGATGCCAGCGGTAACTATATTGTTGAAGGTTCCTCAAATAAAGATTTTGAGAAGCAACAATTAGATTACATTGACATCCAACAACAAGCAGAAATTCTTGGCGGTCAGCAAGGAATTGACTTGAGGAAAAGTATTTCTTCGAACCCTACTGCATCCGCTGGAATAATTGCCGGTTTGTATAAAAATGGATCTATCGGTCAAAGCGCATTAGTTGATACATTTATTGAAATTGATAAACAAACAAAAGCGCAACGAGAATTAGATCAATTAAAGGAACAGCAAAAGGCTGCTGAAGAAACATTTAAAAGCAAAATGTATGGAGTCCCATATAACATTTGGAGATCCATTAAAGGTGTTAGCCGAGTAGCAACTGCCGGTGTTCTTTTTCCTGTAGAGGCTTTGTTTAATTCTATCAGCAATACTTTTGCACAACTTGCCACTGGCGGTCTTAATACACCAAAAGAGAGTGCTACCTGGGAAGGCATAGATCAGACCTATGCTGTCCAAATGATTAAAGAATTTATTACCACTGGAGAATTAAATACCGGATCAGGTTTTTTTGTTAACGAAGAATCTGGCGTTGGATTTAAGGTTCGTCAAGAAAAACTAAAGTTGGGCAAAATAGCAGTACTTGATGGAGAAGGTAATCAGGTTCTAGATAAAGAGGGAAACCCTTTATATAGACCTTACTCAGCAATTGATCCAATTTCTTATATTATGACTGGCGGGAACCTAGAGAGTGGCAATGCTAGGCTTATAAACGCAATTGGTGAAATTGGTTTTATGATCTATGCCGATCCTTTAACTAAAGTAAATAAAGTTCTTAAGGCTAAGAATGCTATATTAAAGTCCGAAGCCTATCAAAAAGGTAGAGCAACTGCTGAAGATTTAAAAAAATTAACAGTGCTAGAAGCACAAATTGCTGCTAATGCAGACGACACAGTTAAAGCACTAGATGATCTAGGACTGGTTGAAAGAGCCGTAAATGCTGGCGTGCCAGTTGCGGACAGCGAATTGCTAAAATTCCAAAAAGCATACAATGATTCTGTTGCTAAAAAGGTTGGACTAGATACTGAATCTCAAATCCTTAAACAAGGATTAGATTACAACGCAATTGAAAAGTTTTTAAATGGTGCATCTACCAAACCTATATTAAACGAAATTGCTGAGATGGATGATTATTTTGACATCTGGCAACTAAGTAGACGTGGTGGTCGAGGCGGATTTACAATAGATCAGGCCAAGGCACTTGCTGGCGCTAAAACCAGAGATGAAGTTTTAGAAGTATTAGCACCATACATTGCTGGCGGAACCGTAGCGCAGAATATTTTAGAAACTGGAACAGTAGCCTCTAGAGCGCTTAGTGGTATTGTCAAGGGACCTGTAGCCAGACCTGCACAATTTGTTGCTGGACGTGCTGCTAGTGGTATAAAGAAACTTCCTTATGCTGAAAAACTATATAATAGCATAAGCAAAAATTATACAACATATATTCCCAGAAGTGGAACATTAGTACACTACGAAGATAAAGATGCATTAGTAGATGTGGTTGTTAACTTTGCTAGAGCCTTAAAAGTAGATGAGACTACTGTAAGAAAATTAGTTGATGAAGTTGCTTTTAACATAGACCCTAGTGTGTCTGCATTCCAAGCAACAACTAAAGTTTATGATGAGGTATTTAAAGCAAATGCTGCTGCTTTTCAAAAGGCTGGAATTGGTGCAGATAAACTTAAAGACCTAACAACTTTCTTTAAAAAGAACGCTGATGAGCAGGCTATGTATTGGGCAGAGATGCACAGAAATGGCGCTAATATAGATTTTGTTTTTGTTAATGGACAAAAGGTAAGATTCAATGGTCCACACCTAGAGTCTGAGCGATTAAATTCTATGTTGTATTTTCCACCACCAGAGGAATTACTTCGAGAAATTGCTAAGGTAGGAAAACTAGGTGCAGTTTATAGAAATAAACTTGCAGGTGGCGCGGTAAATGCCGTCGACACATTCACTAATAATTTTTGGAAGAAAGTTTTATTAACAAGACCAGCATATGTTATCAGAAACATAGGCGAAGAGCAGATACGTATTATGCTCAATGGTCACATTTCTTTCTACAACAATCCTTTGGCTGCAATTGCTATGTGGCAAGGGCGAAGCAGTGGTCCAAAGTGGAAGCAACTTCTTAACTCATTTGATGATTATAAGCACAATGTGCTTGGCAACGAAATGAAATTGGCTAAATCTGCCGATGAATTATCTTTTGAATCTTTAGCGGTTGCCAATAAAAATGATTATCTAGACTTTATGTCAAGTATGTCACAAGGTGCTGCTCAAGAGGTTAACAAAGTTTCTGTAATGCGTGGATATCAATTAGTTTACCCTAAGGATAATAACTGGTATCTTGGATTAGCAAATGAAATCAGAATACTTAGCGCTAGTAATTTAGGAAAGGCTGTTGCTAGGACTGCTCCAGGAAAA